GCGTCATGCCTTCCGGAAGAACCGTCACATCCAGCGGCCCTAATATCCCATAGACATAATCGGAATCCATATAACTAATGAAATCCTGCATATCATTGAGAGCCGTATTTTCTGCTTTGGGCCGGATGCCCGGCTGGGCGTTTCCCACCGCTCCTGGCGTATACAGGTTGACGTCCAGCATAGCGCGGGTATGCCACAGCTTTACCGCCCGGCCCTGGCGGTTTTCGTCAATGGAAAACAGTTCCCGCTGGATGTTCCGCAGTTGGAGCGTTACCAGCGGGCCCGTAGGCTTTATATTGTTTTCATCTATCCATTTGACAGAAGCTCCCACAAAATACCGCTTTACCACATCACGGATGGCTTCCCGCAGTTCCCCAACGGTCATGGAATATTCCCTCCTTCCGGTGCAGGCGGCGCTTCCTGTGGGACGTTTTCCGGTATGGCCACCCATTGGGACTCACAGTGGGCCAGGGGTGTATGATCCCAAATATCCGCCCCTTCACATTCATACCACTGGCCCTGATACCAAAGGCGGTCTGCCGGCGTCCCGTCTGCCTGGGATGCCGTGCGTATGTTCTCCCTGCCGAAAGCTTTCAGCCGTTTTACAGAACGTTCCCCTTCCGGAAGGGCCTGCAATTCCGCAGCGGAAACAGGCTGCACATTGAGCCGGAGGGATATATCTGTATAAGGGAAGCCCTCCGCCTGTTCCGGCCCGTACCGCCGCAGGGTATATGTTTTTTTAAACATCATTTATCCCCCTTGGGCCTTACTACAAAATGGATGGACTGCTGAAGCTGGTGGGTATCAATCAAAGGTTTATCTGATTTTTTGCCTTTGACATGGAATAATTTCCCACTTTTTTTATTGCGCATCCATCCCCCAGAAATGGTGATTTCCGCATTGGGCTTAAAATCCCCCGTATCAATTTCCTGGGCCATGAAGCTGGCCTGCTGTTCTCCCAGTACGGTCAGCACCATTTTGGCGGTAATGCCCTCTCCTAGATTCTTTATGAGAGCGGCTGCATTTTTCTGGATAACGGGTTTATTCTTGTCTATGCTGTTGCGCATGAAGGGGCGGGACGGCATATATGGCGTCCCCAATTCATTCCACATGGCTACATCCAGATTGGTTACTTCCTTATCGCTGCTGGGCTCCCCTGATTCCTTTTTGCGCTTGTTTTTGGAATCCTGGCTTTGGAAGCCTACACAAACTTTCAGCCGGCACAATTCGTCCAGTTCCTTCATGAAACTTTTGCCTTTGCCGGTCCAGCGGTCTTTTACCCCTGCCATTTCAGCCTGCCATGGCGGAGGACAGAATCGGTATGATACAGGACCGCCGCAAGGAAAGAAACTGTGTCCCGTAGTTGGACAAACCGTATTCCGCATCCGCCACAATATTGGTCTGCTGGGAGGTATTGAAGGAAACAGATGTGCCGCCTTCTGTATAGGAACTGATACCGCCGCCATTGACAGGCATACTTTCCCCTATCCCGCTTCCCCCTGCCATTTTCATTTTGTGGGCTGTCATTAGAGCCACCCCCTGGGCATATAAAGAGCCGAACTGCTTTTTGCTTACCAGCGGTTCGGCTAACGTGATCCATTTTTCAATTGTTTCATCTGGAACCTGTTGAAATTCCGGCGCCACCAGGCGGAAGGCTTCTAAAACGGTCATGATTTACCGTCCGCCTTATCCGCTGACTTTGCGGCCTTTGTCTGTGGCGTTGTTTCTTGTGATGTGGCATCCTGTGATGCGGTATCCTGCGGTGTTGTTCCCTGTGACGTGGTATCCGTGCTAACAGGTTTTACAGTTAAATCGGGATCATTAGCCAGCATACTAATAACAGGATTATTCTGGTAGCTGTCTGGAATCTCGCCCGTTTCCCCCGGCAGAATTGCCTTGCCGTCAATACCAATAATTTTGCCGCTTTTATTTTCAATCTTCATCATTACACCCCCGGAATAATTAACGCAGATAATGGATAGTAAATAATCGCGCCGGCGGTACGCGCTTCACATGGAACCTCAATTTCCAGGACTTTCGGCTGCGCCGGGTGCTGCAAAAATGGAATGGGCGATTCAATGGCGAACTTGTCAGGATCTTTCTGGTACATGAAAGCCACATTCATTCCGTATGGGTTGGTGTCCGCCGCATCCTCCTGCAATTCCGAAGCGGATTCAATGGTTTTGAGATATGGGGCATTTTCCTGGATGAATTTTAATACGGTAGTGGAGGTATCGTCCAACTGCCGGTTGGCAATTTCCATAAAGCATTCATGGGGCAAAAGAAGGGTATCCGGGCGCTCCACATTTTTTGTGATTTTAGACACAAAGGTCTGGATAGCGTTTACATCCGCCAGAATTTCCTTTGCAGTCTTGTCCTTCCATTTGGTACTGCCTTTGGCGCCTGCGGGAAGAATATACACGGGAATATCGTTTTCCTTGGAAAGCACTCCAATGATGTTATGTTCCTTTAATCCGGCCCAGGCAATTTTGTTAATGAGATAATCAATGGCATACCGGGCGCTTTCGGCTTTCCTGGCTTCCAGCCCCTTGCCAGCCATCCTTGCTGCCCGCATCTCCTGGATGCTGTATCCGTAGCTGGCCCCGGCTCCCTTTACATAAGCGGTATGGGGCGAGCCTTTTTCATCTACACGGGGCAAATCTGTAGCATAGTTGCTGATGATTTTTGCCATGCCTGTCTTTTCATAGCTGTAATAGGTGACTGATTCAGCGCCGGGATCTACTTCGCTGGTAGACGGGAAAAATTTCAGCGCGGTCATTTCCGGATAGATTTTGTCATAGGTTTTGGCTTTCACATGATCCAGCTCACGGGCAAAATACAGGCTGGCGTCTTCCTCACCGTCAAAACGCAGATCAGAGGTTTCTGCTAAAGCCGCCGATACGCCGGATCGCAAAAGCGCTGCATAATCGGCCATATTGTATGATGCGTGATTGTTTTGCATCCTTTGCAGCTCCTTTCTTTTAAGCCTTTACAGAGGCGTTATTATAAAGTTCAGCGGGGACAATGCCGTTATCCCTGCCGCCGATGAAGCGCATGGGGACGGCCATCTTAGCGGCGGTATCGTCGCTTGTAGTGAATTTCCCTTTGTGTTCCCCATCTGTCACAAGGAAAGCGTCTTTGCCATAAGCAGGATGGGCTTCCGGAGATACCCGCACCCAGATACGCCCATAGCGCATAACGCTCACCGTCTGGCCTGCCATGACATAGACTTCTCCGGTCATGGTTTGCTCTGTTGTGCCGCCATTCATGACGATACCTTCAAAATCTGCCGCTGTGGAAGCTGCCTTTGGCTTTGCCACATCTTCACCGGGATTTTCCCCAATCACAACGCCTGTGCCAAATTGAAGGCGGGTTGTATCATGATAGCGGCGGGAATCCACCATATGATTAGAAAGATCATACAGGCCCCCGGCAATCCCACGGGGCGTGGCATTGGTATAACTGGTTTGTACGCTCATTTACTGGTTCTCTCCTTTCATCCGGGCGATCATACGATCCCGGGCAGCACTGGAAGCGCTTTTGTTTGTCCCGTCAAATCTCGATTGCGCCGGGCTGAACATAGTTTTTCGCTGGGCGTCTGTTCCGGAGGGCTTCCGTTTTGCAATGATGGAACGGGCAATGTCAAAGGCAGCGTCAATATAAGCTGAATCTTTTCCGTCCAACCGTAAATCGGGCTGGACCGCTTTAATGATGCGTTTCCTGGCGCTTTTAACTGGAAGCGTATCCAGACCCTTTAAACCCAGCTTATCCCCTAACCGGGCAATTTCTAAATGCTGCCGGACAATCTGGTCAACGCTGTCCATATTCATAGGGCTGGATTTGTCCTCACTGTCCTCCTTGTTTTCAGCAGGCGGGGCAGTTTCATCATCTTTCTGAACCGGCGGATCTGTTTCCTCGCTGTCTTCTTTTTCGGCGGCAGGCGTATCTTCATTATCCTGCCGGGCCATGAGTTCAGCAATGACTTGCAGGAGGCTTTCAATATCTTCATCCTGCTGGGCGATAACTCCCATTGCATCCTCTGGCGTGGAAGGATCGTCCTCAGCATCCCGCCGGTCCCGTCTGTCTTTAACGGTTTGTACCGCTTCTTCTGCATCTGTCTTATTTTCCGGTGTTTGCGGTGAATCCGGAGTATCTTCCCCATCTGTGGTGGGCGGCGTTGCCCGTCCCGCTTTCCGGGCCTTGTATGCCTCAATGGCTGCCTGGATTTCTTCCGGTGTGAAGCCGTCTGAACGGTTGTTTTTGTTTTTGGTCATCTGGTTTCCTCCTTTATCTTCCGGGGATTCCCCGTCTAAATTTAACCTTGCGGAATCGCCTGCTCTGGCATTGGCCACAAGCGCAAGGTGGTTGATGCGGATATTCCGCTGGATAACGTCATAAGGCTGTCCGTTCCATTCCCCTGGGGTTTCATCCGGCTCCATGTTATAGCCCAAAGACAGCTCCCGGAGGCCGCAGTCCAGACAGTCCGTGTTATGGATAATAATTTTTGCCCGGACTTTTTCACCGTCTGGATAGCCTTTGGAAAGGACAGTTCCAATATACTCCTGCTCAATATTGTCTTTGCAGACATAGCCTGCCTGGTGGGTCACAATAATGGGTTTTCCTTCATAACTCTCCAGGCTGGCAGGATTAAAGACTTCCTCAGGAAGCCTCAGTTCCCGGCGGATAGAGCCGTCCTGGTTCTTATACTCAAAAATCCCGGTGGATGTTACGATAGGATGGTCAATGAAATACCCTTCTTTTGTAAAATAGGTTTCATCTACCGGGATACTGTCAAACCGAAGTTCTGATTCCGGCATAGGAGATCCCTCCTTTTTTCAGGAAATAAAAAAGCCGCTATGATTGCTCATGCGGCAGGTTCTCTATTAAAAATGTTTCCATCCCTGTTTTTTCAAATGGGATATAACCCGATCCTTTATCTGCGCGTCGGTGCCTGATGTGGATACGCCAAATTCTTTTGCCAGATTATGAAGCCGGGTGCCTGTATTTGGAATATTCATATGGCGGTAGCCTCTGGTTACAAAATCATCCAACCCTTTTTCCCAAGGCAGTTCTACCCCTTCCAGATTGAATACAGGTAACGCCCTGCATCTGCACTGGTAGTCCTGTCCCGGATGTAAATGCCGTCCGGGAGTTACTTCCGGCGGGTCATTCCAGGAATACCGTTTTCCATGGAGCTTATGGTGGCTTTTCCTTACCCGGCTGTCACCGCATGTGCTCCAGACATATTCCCCTACGCCTGCATCCCGCTGCTGGGCCTCTGTAAGCTGGCCGTTAAGCTTTGCTGTCTGGTCACGGGCTAACAGTTGGGCGTGGCGTTTTGTCCGGTGGTAGGTGTCCTGGATTTCTTTTGTAATGTCCTTGGTGCGTTTGCCTGTCAGGAAGCCTTCCCGGACAATATCCTTCATCTGTCCCAAAGATGACTGGGGCATTGTGACAATCAGGCCAATATTATGGTCAATCCATTCTTCCAGCGCCCTTTTGAAAAATTCCCCGTTGTAGTAGTCCTCCATAATGTCAATGCCAAGGGTGGCTTTGACAGCCCGTTTCCATTCCCGGATGGTTAGTTTCCGGTTCATGTTGGCAAAGCTCTCCAGCTTTTTCCGCAGCCCGAATTTTGTGACAAGCTCCACCAGATCCTTTTCCATGGCCAGAAATGCGGCATCCAGGGCAGACAGCATTGCGGCGGTATCAATTTCTTTATCCTCAGAAGAATCCAGCCGTATCTTGCCTATTGCTTTCGGCATATGCTTTTTCATAACGTCATTTACAAGGCCCATAAAGGCATCCATCATGCGGATATATTCCCGCTCGGCACTTTCCGGGTACCGGGGATCGGTTTTGCATTTGAGAATACTGTGTCCATGAAATCGGGGCTTTATGGCGGCTTGTAAATCCTGCTTTTGAAAATAATCATTCAAATAAAGTCCTCCTTTCGCAGATATAGAAACTTGTTCCTCTCTTTCTCATATGGTAAAATTTTTGTAGAAGGGGGTGAAATAAATGTTTTATCTTGTTACATACGATCTTAATGGAGAAAATAAGGGCTACAGTAGACTAGCACGAGCGATTGTAAACGCTTCAGATGGGGAGCATTGCTGGGTTTGTGAATCTTCTTGGCTCATCCGCTCCAGGTATCAATCGGCAGAAGAAGTATATAATAAAATCAAGTCTTGCCTGGATTCTGATGATGAATGTCTTGTTATTGGGGTAACTGACAATATGAAGGGAAGCTTACCAAAAAATAAATGGGATAAAATTCAGCAAATATTTTCCTAAGAACGAACAAATTCTATATTGGGCTCTTTTTTATCGGTATAAGTTTCAGCGCTCATTATTTCAGCAGCTTCCTGCCAGAGGTTATCCAGCTTGGCAAACTGTTCCTGTGGCGTCAAGGGGGCTGTGCCATAAGGCGGATCGGTAACTTCCCACATTTCCCGAAAAATACATCCCAGTATACCTAATTTGTCACGTTCACGAAAAGATGCCTTGACTGAATCAGTATTTATTTGTCTAACGTTATATATTTCTACATTCGGATTTATCGGCCGCTCCTGCATTGCAACTGCAAGGGCGGCAATTTCTTTTGGATTCCCGCAAGCTATAATGGCATTCATTTTTTGTGACCTCCGAATTCCTGATATTTTTTCATCAATGGGCTTTCCTGCAAGTATTCTAACCCTCTCAGAGTAATTCTAGGAAAAGTCCCGGAAATAATAACAGCCCCGTCACAAAAATACTTTGCAGCGAGACCGTCAATATATTTTTCATGTACGAGCATGGCCATAAGTGCTGTCCACCGTTGTTGCGTTATTCCAAGTGCCCCTGGGGAAATAGAGTCCATATTGGGAAAATCACAATCCATGGCCTTTTCAAGATACCGCAGAATGCGGTAAATTACTTTGAAGTTATCCATAGAGGCCTCCTTGATATTTTATTTGCTCCTATGATGCCTTTAATTGGGGCATAATCTCATCATAAATGTAATCAATAAGGCTTACCGCAATATTTCCACGGTCTGAAATAGAGGTTTGATTTTCTTCAGCATCCATTACTTCATCTACTTCAATATCAAAGCATTTCATTCGTACATCTTCCCACTCAGCACATGACATGTGGGAATAATCGCTTTCGTTAATTCCCAACTCATTAGCAAGAAATTCTTTTTGTTCATCAGAAAATCCCATTTATTTTTGTCCTCCTTCTGAACCATTATTTAACACGATTGCACTTACCAGATTGCCCGAATCGCTAAATACCATTCTTATATTGCCTTTTTGACAACATGAAGTTCCGGGTCTATTTCCAGGGTAAGAAGATCCTGGATTCTCCAAAGCATCTGCTGCAGTATCTTCAGATATATTCCGTTCAGACAGCCTCTGCATTGCATGGGAACTTATAGACTTGATTTTAACTCCTGTTGCTGTCGTTACTTTGGTCAGGCGTTCGGTATACCGTTTTGCGGTAGCAGCATCAACTTTTCCACTGCCTTTTGGGTACCGCCCGCTTCCAGGCCCGCCGTCCTCATTTCTTTCTTTTATTATACTATTTTCGCCGCTTGAAATCAACGATTTTGGCGGAATATCGCCTTGAAATCCGCTTTCCGGAAGTTCTTCCATTCCCCAATCCAATGGGTCAGTATCCTGGTTATCCAGCAGTCCTTCAATGTCAAATTCATCCGTGGAAGCCAGGCCCTTCCGGACTTCGGAAGGATCGAGAACCTGCATGTCTACATAGAGCTGGGCTGTCTGTGCTCGGGTGAGGGCTGTTGCCGCTTTTGCCTGGTCAACGTTTGCCTGGTCTACTTCGCTCAGGCTCCATAACGGATCAAAAGTCAGCTTGTAATCTGGTATCTGGTCAATATCGCCATTGGAAACGCCTGCCCGGAATGCCGCATCCAGAACCGTCAGAAGGTTATCCCGGAGCATCATTTTTTGAATGCGTTCAATATAGTTGTAGTAGTTTTCAAGATCGCTGTCCCCGGTACTGTTCTCACCGGCAGGAGAACGGCCAAAAAGAATGGTTTGCGGGATATTGGTTACAGCAGAAAGAATACTGCAATTTGCATCAAGAATATCCTTAACCCCTGAAAGCTGGAAGGTTTTGAAATCGAATTCTTCGCCTTCGGCATCAATGGCGATCATGCTCAGGAAGCTGCGGGCCTGGTCAATAAGCCGTAATCTTTGCATAACAGCGTCCTCGCCGCCTTCCATCTGCAAAGTAGAAGCAAGGTTCTTTTGCTTATAGATGGCTTGTACCATGCGTTCCATAAGCTTGGTGGCGTTGCTGTGGGAAGTGGAAACTTCCCGCATGGCCCGGCGGATACGGGCAAATTCAGGCATACCCCAAAAACGGTATTCCGGAAGCATGGTATATTCCGGCAGCGTCCCGTTACGAAATACCAGGCAGCGGCTTTCATGGACGGTGAAGCTTCCATAAACGCTGCTGACCTGATAATATTGCGGCATACCAAATTTAGACTTGCGGCGGGGGCCGTTATGCCCGAATGTATCATAGCAGTTTGCAAAATCCGGCTGTACAATGGGGCGTTCATATACCCTTAGTTCATCAATCGATTGAATTCCATCCCAATTTACCGGCTCGGTTAATTCTCCCCCATCATCAATTAGCATTACAATAATAGCCCCGCCAAAGAGCCGCGCCCATTTAATTGCCATAGCCGCTTTTGCTTCCCAGTCCAGAATATCCAGTGTATCTTCTATGTATTGCTCATAATCAGGATTATTTAGCGCAAGGTTGAACCCATGCTTTACGGCTTCTTCTGCTGGCGTGTCTATGATTTTGGCAAACAGGCCATTGGTTTCATAGTGATTTACCAGGGAAACATCTGGAGTCCACGGTTCAGAAGCATATTCGTACCTTTCGGAGCTATCTGTATAAGTGCCATATCCTGTATATCTGTTTATATAACCGTCCATGCGGAATTCACTCAAGGCCCCACCTCCCATTTTAACAAACTAGAAAGATCAAACGTATTTCCTTCCAGCTCAGCAAAAGCGGAACTGCCTGCATCTACCATATCCTTGAATTGACTTTCAGGAAAACTTTCCAACTGGCTGAAATAACTGTCATTCCATTCTGCAATAAGCACATCAAAGTTTCCGGCCTGCCATTGAGCTGCCATAGGTTCCGCTCGTGATACTTTACTGCCGGTTTCTTTTATTGCTTTTACATGAAAGCCAGATAAATATTTGATATAACTTTCTGCCTGATCTTTGCCTGCCTGTCCTGGATCTTGGGGCAGGCGAATACAAACGCTTTTAAAATTTTTACGGTCAATCAGCGCGACATTACGAACCAGCTTACGGACATCTGCTGCTTTTTCCCGTATATTGATAACGTTTGCGATTACATATCTGCCACACTCTCTTTTTCCTATAAGAATGCCAGCAGAATAAGCGGCATTCCCATTTTCATCTTGCGTAGTAGCGGCCAAATCCCAGGCTCGAACCCACCTTACAACGTCATTGGGAATATTTTCTATCATGGTAGCTTGAGAGCGTTTAAAGAACAACCCGGCAGCAGGTTTGATTTTCCAGTTGCCATATAGCAAACGTTCCCGCTCAACAATAGACTGTGCTTGTAGATTTGCCATATAGGAAGGGTCACGTTTCATAAGGATTTTGTTATCTTCCAAACGGCTGGCGATGAAGGTAACGCTTTTAATCCGTTGTTTTTGTTCCGGGGTCTTTAAATCAAACCGTTCCCATAATTCCTGGGGTGAATCGCCCCATTGAATCTCCTCATTTTGCCGAAGCATATAACGTAAGACACCGCTTCGCTCTGAAATGGGATAACCTGTTTCCTGGTCAATCCACCATTCAATAAATTTTGCAACCCAGCTATCCGCATCCGGATTACAGGTTGCACGAACATATGGAGCAACGCCGCAGCCAGAGCGGCAGCGGGACAGCATATAGAAAAACATACGTTCCGTAAAATGTGTCAGTTCATCAAATTCCAGCAAAGCAATTTGGGAGCCTTGCCATTTGAATAAATCTTCATCACGTTCCAAGTGCATAAAACTGACACGGGCTCCTGAAGGAAAAATCCATTTCAGACGGGGGGATTGCAGCGCTCTTGCTCCGCGCATTTTTCCATAAACCTCAAAGGATTCATCCCACAGGCCACCTTCTGTTGTGATTTGTGTGATATTTTTCCGTAAAATTACCGCGCCAAACCCCGGATTTTTAGCGTGCCTAACAGGTTCCATCAATAGTGCAAATGTTTTCCCGCCGCCTGCTGCACCGCCATAAATGCAAATATCAGCAGGTGTTGCAAGAAAACGTTCTTGCGGGCCGGGCTGCGGCCTGATAATGGTAGGCATCTTAATGATCACGTCCATTTTTCGGCATTTCATATATAGCAATATCATCACTGTCAGATTCTTCGCAGTCCTTTAAATTGTTTAATCCTTGTTGGCCCTGCATTTGCTGTAAATTGATGATTCCTCTAATCCGTGTGCGCTGTACCTGCGTCAGCAGAGCCTCCCACTTTTTAATGTTCTCCGTAGTGGCAATAGCTTTTGTGGTGGTTTCGTTACCTTTTTTCTCAACACTCTGGATTGCAAGGCCAGTAGTGTTATTCTGCTGGGCGGAGATCTGGCGCATCATCCGCAGCTCCCGGATGCCTAACAGATCCAGTTCATCCTTTAGTTCATCCGCCAGAGCAACGTTACGTCCCGCCAATAAAGCTTGTTCTTCCTCAGACAAAGCCTGCACATAAAATCCATGTTTTACGCTGTTCTGGTTTCCAGGAGGTGCGCCGCCTTT